GAAGAAGGCCATGCTTATTTTAAATTTGATAAATTTTACGACAGACTAAAAGCTAAGAATTGGAAACACGGTGAAGATAAGACAGGTGTTATGATGAGAAAAACATACAAAGAATGCGGCATAGACTTTTTAGATCAAAAAAGATTTCCTGCAAAAGAAAAAGGTAAATACAATACACCTACAAAGAATGTAGTAATGATAAACATAGAACAGTTTGAAGAAGTACCCATACATCATACTAAATTAAAACATGACACGGAGATAATTTGATTAGAAAAATACTCGGGCCTCCTGGAACAGGGAAAACAACTAAGCTGTTAAACTATGTAAAAACATTTTACAAGCTAGGCACACCTTTACATAAGATAGGTTACTTTGCTTTTACAACTAAAGCTGCAGACGAAGCTAAGAATAGAATGTTAGATTACCACACAGCATTAGAACAAAAAGATATTCCATATTTTAAAACTTTACATGCATTATGTTTTGCAGAGTTAGGACTAAAGAAAAGTAATGTTATGCAAGAAGAACACTACGAAGACATAGGTAGTGAGGTAGGTATAGAAGTTACTGTATTTTCTAACGGAGAAGAGAAAACAGGTTTTGTAGATTCTGATAGCGAATACTTTAACATTATTAATGCAGCCAGGATCAAGGAAATAGATGTAATAGACGAGTACAATACAGATCTATATTCTGAAACTATAGACAAAAGATTATTAAAAATTTTAAAAGATGAAGTAGAGAATTATAAAACATCATACAAGTTAGTAGACTTCACAGACATGATAGAAAGATTTAATGAGTCTAATTTGTGTCCTAAGTTTGACGTAGTTATTATTGATGAAGCACAAGATCTATCACCGATACAGTGGAAAATGTTTGACATATTAAAGACACAATCTAAACACATTATTTTAGCAGGTGATGACGACCAAGCTATCTATGGTTGGGCCGGAGCAGACGTACAAAGATTTCAAAAAGAAAAGGCAAAAGACATAGTTTTGCCACAATCTTACAGAGTGCCAAAAGCTGTGCAAACACTAGCTAATTGCATACTAGAACGTATACCAGAAGACAGAAAGTTGGTTAAAATGTGGCAACCACGAGCAGAAGAAGGAACTGTACAAAGAGTAACTTCTATAGAAGATGTGCCCCTGGAACAGGGAACGTGGTTAATTTTAGGCAGAACACATTCTAAACTTAGATCACTACAACAACAGCTACATGACAGAGGTATCTATTACGAATACAAAAATAGAAAAAGTTATAACGAAAGGTTGTTTAGAAACATTCTAAACTACGAACGATGGCGTGAAGGTACGTTGTTATCAATTACAGAATGCAGAGATCTATTTGAATTTTTAAATAAACCTTTTGATCACACAGAAGAAAGACTTTACGATTTAAAAGAATTTGGTTACAGCGTAACACAAAGATGGTACGAAGTATTTGAGACACATCCAGAAGATAGTCTATACATAAGACTCATGAGACAGAATGGAGAAGAATTATCTAAAGCATCAAGAGTAAAATTATCTACAATACACGCAGCTAAAGGTGGAGAAGCAGATAATGTTTTAATTATTTTAGATAATACAAAGAAGATAAGAGACGTAGTAGAGAAGGACCAAGACAAGAGAGAAGAAGAACACAGAGTTTGGTATGTGGGTGTAACACGTACAAAACAAAACCTATACATCATGGAAGCAAAACAGGAGAGAAACGGATATGACATCTAAAGTATATAAAAAGCAGGTTGGTGGGAATCATTACAAAAATATGATTGTGCAGCCTAGTGAGTTTGTAAACAAGAACAGGTTGCTTTTCGCAGAAGCCTCGGCTATAAAGTACATATGCAGACATGCAGCGAAAGGAAAAGAACAAGACATTCACAAAGCAATTCACTACTTAGAAATGATACTGGAGAGAGACTATGAAGATACCAAAGTTTGAGGCACAAACTGAGTGGAATATTCCTACAGAATTTCCAGACTTAAGAAAAGTTGATGAGATAGCAATTGACTTAGAGACAAGAGATCCAGATCTTATTAAAAAAGGATCAGGAGCTGTTATAGGTAATGGAGAAGTTATAGGTATTGCTGTAGCTACATCACACTACAAAGGATACTTTCCTATTGCACACCACGGTGGTGGCAACATGGATAGACAAAAAGTTTTAGAGTGGCTTAAAGATGTTTTACTAGCAGATAGTATAAAAATATTTCACAATGCAATGTACGATGTATGCTGGTTACGTGCTATGGGTTTTAAGATTAACGGTAGAATTGTAGATACAATGATAGCCGCAGCTGTGACTGATGAAAATAGATTTAGATATGATTTAAATAGTTTGTCATGGAAGTACAATGGTTTTGGTAAGAACGAAGCAGCACTAGCAGAAGCAGCAGCTCAATGGGGTATTGATCCTAAATCAGAGATGTACAAATTACCATCACTACACGTAGGCTCTTATGCAGAGAGAGATGCTGAAGCTACGTATGGTTTATGGCAAGAGATGAAGAAAGAAATATTACACCAAGACTTAGAATCTATATTTGATTTAGAAACAGATCTATTTCCTTGCCTGGTTGACATGAGATTTAAAGGCGTACGTGTAAATGTAGAAGGAGCACAAGGACTTAAAAAACAATTAATAGATCAAGAACATAAATTATTACATGAAATTAAAAAGGAAACAAACATAGACACACAGATATGGGCAGCTAAATCTATATCAGAAGTGTTTGATGTATTACGATTAGAGTATCCAAGAACAGATAAAACACAAGCTCCAAGCTTTACCAAAAACTTTTTACAGGAACATAAACATCCTGTCGTTAACATGATTGCTAAAGCTAGGGAGATAAACAAAGCACACACAACATTTATAGATTCTATATTACGTTACCAACACAAAGGCAGAATACATGCAGAGATTAATCAATTAAGAAATGCAGGTGGTGGTACAGTTACAGGTAGATTCAGTTATCAAAACCCTAACTTGCAGCAGATACCTGCTAGAAACAAGGATCTTGGCCCTAAAATTAGGTCACTATTCCTTCCCGAAGATGGATGCAAATGGGGATGCTTTGACTACTCACAACAAGAACCTAGACTCGTTGTGCACTACGCAGCTTTATATAAGTTGCCGTCAGTCTATGACGTTGTTGATGCATACGAAACAGATTCTAATTCAGACTTTCACCAGACTGTAGCAGATATGGCAGACATACCTAGATCACAGGCTAAGACGATCAATTTGGGTCTTTTCTATGGCATGGGTAAAACTAAATTACAGGCAGAACTAGGCGTGACTAAAGACAAAGCCGCAGATTTATTTAATACTTATCACGCTAAAGTACCTTTTGTTAAACAGCTTATGGAGAAAGCATCTAACAGAGCACAGGACAGAGGACAGATAAGAACTTTACTAGGCAGACTATGCAGGTTTCATCTATGGGAACCTAATCAATTCGGTATGCATAAGGCCATGACACACGAAGATGCGCTAAGGGAACATGGACCGGGGATCAAGAGGGCCTACACATACAAAGCTTTAAACAAATTAATACAAGGGTCAGCTGCTGACATGACAAAAAAGTCAATGTTAGAACTTTACAAAGAGGGTATAGTACCTCATATACAAATTCATGATGAACTTGATTTATCTATTGAGACTGATGCTCAGGCTAAAAAGATAATTGAAATTATGGAAAATGCTGTAACTTTGGAAGTACCCAACAAAGTAGACTATGAGTTTGGCAAAAATTGGGGTAGTATAAATGATTAATTATGGCTTATTTAAATGCAAACATACCGGCAACCTATGCTCAAATAAAAAGGGAGTATCTATATGACTGTAAAAAACATCATGGCGAAGTTGAAGACTGTATTATTTTTGGTATATCATCTATTACGGGGCGCGGCATACTTTTTCACGCAATTATGGAAAATGGTGCGATCTTTTATAGGCTGCCAATTACGGCTTTTATTCAACGTGGTTTTAAACCGGAGTCTGTTCCCATTCGTAGACTTGATGAACTTCAACTTTGGAATTCTTTTTCTTATCATCCTGCTGTTAATCTTTGGGATGTTTTAAGCGCCGCCTCAGGCAAATACATAGGCAAAGATAAAAAGTGGCATCATGGTAAATACTTATTTACCATTGACTGGGCTCATCCAGATGTTAATATGCTGGACGCCGATCATTCGGAAATTCCGCACGAACATAAGTGCGCACATATCATAGCCCTAAACGATGGGAACTATGCGGCTCAGCCAAACAACAGATGTATATGGGACCTGCCTTCATTTACGGTTAAGAATAATATTCCTGACTGGAAGGTACAAACAAGTGAATGGAATGTAGAAGACACAGGTCAGTGGAAGACAGAAGACACTGATAATTTCTTTTACGAAATTGAGGAGAAGAAAAATGATTAAAAAAATATGGAATAAAATTAAAGGTTTATGGGACAAATGGGTTGAATGGATCTTTAGTGGCTTTTACAAATGAAAAAAGTAAAACCAAAAAGTAAACTAGAGTGGTTTAAAAAGAATATTGTAATTGTTCCTGTTGTGGCAGCAATCATAGCCGGAACATTTACATCGGTAAGATATGTATTATCTTTAACAGATACTATTACAGCTAACCAAG